CCGTTGAAGTTGACGATGGCTGGATTGACGCTCGGCATCAGAGCCTCACGGACAGCCAAGTCGTGTCGGCGATGCTCTCCGGCGGGTTCTCGATGGCGTTCGAACGGACCGCCTCAGTCAGGCACAGGCGATAGTCGCGCAGCGCCGCGTTCTTCTTGGCGTCCGACTGCGTCAGGGCCTCTGCGACGTTGTACGCCAGCAGAGCCGAAAACGCCTCGTCAAACGACGAGTCGAACTGGGTCGGGTCAGTCACCCGCGACAGATACCGCAGGTTCATCTGACCAGATGAGTTGGTCAGTATCTTGCCACCCTCGAGCTGGTACTCCTGCCCACCGCCGCCAATCAGGTCGGACAAATCCGGCGCAGGGAAGTACGCGCCGACCTGCAGGATGCGCAGACAGTCGGTCGGCAGGGTGTACTGGTATGAATAGCCAAAGGTCGGCACCGCGACATCTGCCGCGATGTTCGCCCGCTTCACGCAGAACCGCCAGTTGTAGGTGCGCTGAAGCTTGTCCCGCAGCATCCCATAGATGGCGTTCAGCTCACGCGCAGGCTTGGTGTTATCCGTAAGCGAAGTGATCCGCAGGTCACCAATCTTGGTGAGCGCGAGGTTCGCAATTGCAACGTCACTCGTAGCCACGGGCTCCTCCCGCAGCTATTAGGCTGGCGGCCAAGTATCCTGGGTGATTGCTTCCTTGAGCGTGTCGATCAGCAAGAGCACCTCGAGCTTGCTCATACCGATGAGATCCACCCGCACCTCGACATCGAGGCTGGTCGTGGACGCACTCTCGGTCACGCTGCGGACACCGGCAGCGCCACGGTCGATTCCATAGAAACGGTCAGCCATGTCTGTCTCCCAGAAAGAAGGGGCGAGCCGGTTGCCCGACCCGCCCCTATGCCTTACGCCGTGTAGCGACCGATGAGCTTCACGGTGGCGGTGGCGTCAGCGGCCGCCGTCAGCGTGAGCGTCACGTCGTAGAACACGCCCGGATCGGCGGTGAGGCCGAGGGCGTCCCACAGCTCCTTGCCCGAGTTGGCGATGGTGAAGAAACCACCGCCCTCGTGCAGAACGTCCACGCCGTTGAGCGCACCGTCCTTGAGGGACAGGGCGTCGGCGAAGAAGTTCGCATCGACCACCGCGCCACCGTCCTTGGCCGTGCGGTACAGGCCGATGTCGGTGATGGTCGTGGTGCCGATGTCGGGCGAGTAGATGCGGAGGTCGGTCACCACCGCGTTCGACGGGAGCCGGAACATCCGGTACGTCGAGGCGATGCTGTCCGTGTCCGTGATCGCCACGGTGGCGACCTCGATGCGCTCGAAACCGCCATCGACACGAGGGTTGTTGAGGACCGCCGGGACTGCGTCCGCGTTGGTGACGAGAGTGGACTTGAGATTGACTACAGCCATGATGGTCTACTCCCTTACTCGGCGCACAGGATGTCGACGACCTTCTTCTCTTCCGTGCGCGTGGCACCGAAGGTACCCATCAGGTAGACCTGATACGGGTGCGAAGACAGGTCACGACGCTGCGTGACGTTGGACATGATGTCGTTCCAGACGCCCAGGTGAACACCCGACGGCACCCACACGGGGCAGCGGCGGTGAGTCGTACCAGAGGAGACAGGAAGACGCTCGGTGTGGATGAAGTTGATCCCGAGGAAGCGGGTCACCTTGCCGTCCTGCAGCACCGGAGCATCGGTGTTGAAGTCGGCGTTCGTGACCTGCAACTGACCGAGAAGGTCATCGTGCTGCTCGGCGCTGATGGCGCAGTAGGCGGGCTCGGCATCGAGGTCCACCTCGTTCTCCATCAGGATGCGACGCGCTTCACGCAGCTTGTCCACCGTGAGGCCCACGTTGCCAGCGGCAGCGTAGTTCACAGCGACCTGCTGGTTGGAGGTGTCGAAGTTGGTGGTCGTGCCACCGGCCTCGCCCGTCTTGTTCGCGCCGAAGATGCCCGAGATGATGACATCATCGATGGCGCGGCCCATCGCGTAGAGCCCGTTCTGCGAGTAGGCAGACTGCGGGTCGGCGAGGAGACGGAGCTTGTCGAAGTTGTCGATCAGGTCAGCCCAGTCGAAATCCTCCGGGAACACCCAACGGCGGTTGTTCGGAGTGTTGACCGGGACGATCGGCGAGTACCGGGTCGAAACGGCACGGGCGCTGGTGGCACCGTACTGCGTGACGACTTCAGAAGCCTTGCCCTTGTACGAGCCAGTCTGCACGGCACCGCGCAGCTTGGAGCCCTTCTGCTGCAGGAGCAGCGAGATGTTCGTGCCGTACTGAACGGCATAAACGGATGCGATATTGTCGGCCATGATAGCCCTCCAGAAAACATTAGATGACGATGTTCTCGGATGGCTTGTCCGTTACCGGGGCCGGAATCCTTGCCCGTTCCGCTCGGGCCGAGCGACCGTCTTTCCGGTTGTCAGCGGGGCCTCGCGGCTTGCCCGACCTCTGGTAAAGAGCCGGGAGGTTTAACCCTCCCGGCAACACACAGAGGAGAACACACGGGCGGATAGTACGACGACCATCTGCCGGATGCAACTACTCCTCGGTGACACCCGGATTCGCCATCCGGTTAAGCGCCATCATCTCCTCGATGGCACTCTGTCGGACACGCTGGTCTTGGTGCATATACCGACCCATGAACTCCTGATCGGCGAACAGCGAGGCCACCTTGTTCTTGGCCTGCGCCGGGGTCAACGCACCGCTCGACGGGGTGTCGCTGCCCACAAAGTCAGCCTCGCCGAACTTGGCACCGATGGCGTGGAACAGTTTCATCACCTTTGCGGTGCCGATCGCCCGCTCGAGCGAGTCAAAGGTCGCCTCGTCGATCCCGGCTTCCTTGCCGAACTTGAGCACCGCCCGCTTGGCGAGCTCCTCGTTCTGCGCAGCAGCCGCGCCCCACTCGCCCTTGAGCGCCGAATACTCGGCCTCGGACTGCTTGGAGAATGCCTCGTCTGCCGCCTCGATGCGCGAGGTCGAGGCCTTGTTCCACCACTCGGCGAGCCCCTTGGCCTGCTTCGTGGTCAGCCCGAGCTCGTGCAGCACCGGGGCCGCAGCCTGCGCGAACGAGCCGTCATCGCCATCCGGCACCGGCAACTCGTACTTGTCGGCGCTCTCCGGGCGACCGAGCCGGTTGTACACCGCGCTCCAGCCGTCGGCGTCATCGTCCGACTTGGGGGCGAGAATGGTGCGACCGGCCTTGTCAGCGCCGAACACCTTCTCGAGGTTCTGATAGGACAGGAGCGCGTCAGCCGGTCCCTTCCACCCCTTCGCCTTGACCAGCTCGCCGAGCTGACCAGTCGTGGCGGGGTCGAGACCTTCCGGCGCGTACCACACGGGAGCCGCTGCCGGAGCAGTCGGGTTGCCTGCGGGTGCAGACCCTTGTTCGTCACTCATCACGGAAATCCTCTTGCAGATTGGTCAAGGTTCGTTCGTCCAAGTGCAGCGCCTCGACAATCATCTGCACCGTCTCCTGCCGGCCAACCATCCGGCCAACTTGGAACATGTCCGCCTGCGAACCGGGGGCGGCAGGCGGCTTACCGAGCCTCGCGAACCGCTTCAGGTGCGCGACCACTATCCGGCCATCGTCTGACAGTTCGTTGCTCTGGGGGTTGAGGAACAGCCGCTTGTAGGCGCGGCTCCTCCACAGGATCTGACGGATACGCGCCAGCATGTGATTCATGTGCGATTGTCGTCCTGACGGAATGCGGTCCCGCCGCAGCCGGGGGCCTCAGTGTACCACCCGTGATGCACTGCATGAGAGCACCAGACCCGCTCCTGCTTCTGGGTGATGCCAGCCGCCCACCAGCAGAGGCGGCAGAGCAGGGTCGATGATGGATTCCGGTCCGTGGTATCGCTCACACGGCCTCGCCACGGAACCACGCCTTGCCACCGTCCACCACCACGATCTCGGGCGGCAGCAGCCGACCCTCGCGGAAGGTCAGGACGGCGAAGCCCGACGCCCAATTGACCGGCCCCGCCTCGACGTAGGTGAACTGCGGCCCGGTGATGTCGGCCATGGTGCCGGTGTCCACGCCGTATCTACGGCCCCGGTAGTCGGCCCACGGGGTCACCTTCAACTGGTGGAGGTGGCCGTGGACGTAGGACACGCCCGCCTTCAGGGTGCTGTTATAGGCGGCATGGATGCCACCGTTCACCGGGCGGTGCCGGATGCAGACCCACCCGTCGGTGCGGGCGTTCAAGTGCAGCGCCCATCCAGCCCGCCAGCGGGGCAGGAAGTCCAAGAGCGTCGAGCCCGGCATCCCCTCGACCTCCGAGACGCGACCGGATAGGTAGTTCTCGAAGCGGGCGTCGTGGTTGCCGATGGTGCGCACGAGCTTGGCCGCGCCCGCCGCTCGAGCGATCTCGGCGCAGCGGTCTTGGACGGTATGGATCTCGTCCTTCAGCTGCGGCTGCTGTTCCCACATGATTCGCGGGTGCCGCGAGATGCGAGCGCCGTCGAGGATGTCGCCGTTGAGCACGACCATCGCGGGGTTGAGCGCCTTGGCGAGACGGCAGAAGGCCTCATGCGCGACGGTGACGATGCCGGGCCAGTAGTGGCAATCGGAGGCCACGAGCACCACGCCGTCCTCGAGCGTGTCGTGCATCTCGCCTTCGTACTTCTCGGCCCGCTCGGCGGCGAGGGCGTTGGCGCGACGTCCGGCTGCGCTTCGGTCGCTTGCGCCGCGAATGGGAGTGATGGATTCCAGCGCCATGCCGTACTTCGACTCCATCGACCGGCGGCGGCTGTAGACGCTGCGCAGGTTGATGTTGAGCGCCTTGGCAACGAGCGGGGCCTTCTTCAGGCGCTGCCACGCGGCGATGAACTCCTGATCCGATGCGGTCAGCGGCACGGCTTGGCTCCAGAGTCGAAGGTCGTCAGGGACTGGTGAAGCAGGCTCGCCAAGTTGTCCACGAAGACCTCATCGTGTGTCAGGGGATGGTTCATCTCGTCGAGCAGGGCATGCGCCCACTCGTGGCAGAATGTCTGCTGCAGCTCGGTGTCGCCCTGATCGCCGCGCAGGTCGATGCGGTGGCGGGTCGGGTCGTACATCCCGACGGTGTCCATCGGGTGCGGCCAGCGGGTGCGAGGGATGATGCGCACGGCGAGCTGGTGACCGTGCATCTGGAACCGGCGCGGTATCTGCAGCCGGACGTGGCGGTTCATCTCAGCCAGTCCTGGAGCTCGGCGAGCCGGGTCGCGTCTCGCTCGCAGGCGGCGAGGTGGGCGGCAATAGCCTCTCCAACCTCTCCCGCGTCGCCGGACTCTCCGGCGGGAGCATCAGGGACGGGGGCGGCGGGACAGGCTCCGGGCAGACCAGAGGCGGCGTTACGCAGCCGCCGAGCAAGGTCGCGACCACGCCGATCGGCAGCACCCAACTTCGATTGCAGGTCACGCTCCACCCCCTCTCTGCGCACAACGTCGGCACGATGCTTCTCGTACTGCGCGACGATGACCGCTGTGGACTCCTGCCTGACCTTCGCCATGACAGCAGACCACTCGGCCTCGGTGACCGCCGAACCGGCCTTATAGCCAGCCCGGTACGCATGCGAGAACCCGAACCACCCGGCAGCGAGTAGGGCGACGGCAACCGCCGCCCAGACCTTCACGCCTGCGGCTCGACCTTGCGCTTCGAGTACACCGACCAGATGGCAGCGGCGATCGTGGCAGCAGCGCCACCCACCGCAGCGATGGTCTCGGCATCCGCGAAGCCCTTGCCCACCAGATAGCCACCGATGGCAGCAATGACAGCACGGACAATGCCCGCAACTTGTTCAGCAGTCATGATTCACCTCGCTCTGTAATACGATCAGTTGACGGATAACCGGACAGATTTCGCGTGAGGATGTTGGAAATGGGGGAATTCGCGGAACCGCTTCCACCGGCCCGCCCACTCAAGGCCCGCCGCCTCGCCGAGTCTCCCGACCTGCTGCCAGACCGGGGCGGTCGCAGACCAGACCGGCTTGCCGCTCACCATCGGGACGACGTCCACGGCCAGACTCGCAGGCTTCCCGTTGAAGCGGAAGTTGTGCATCGACTGGCCGGGCTTCGCATTCGTCACCTTGAGGCCGGGCTTGGTGCGCCCCTGCGCATAGAGTCGCGCCTGCTCCTCATCCGATCGGTAGGTGCAGGTCACGAGGATGTCGATGTCGTCACGCACACACGCCGCGAGGAACGCATTCACAAGCGGACGCATCAGCGGGTGCAGGTCCTCAAGTCGGCGGCTGCTCATGTCAGCCGATCCCGACAGTCCGCAGCAACGCCATGCCACCGACCGTGATAGCCGCCACGATGGCGCGGTCAACCCACTTGGCCGAGTGCGAACTCTCCCACCCGGAATGCTCCAGCTTCTCAACCCGGCGCTCGATGCGCTCAATTGCCGTAAACGCACGCTCCATCGCTTCTGCCGTCTGCAACTGGTTCTGCTCCACAAGCGCAAGTTTCGTGATGGCATCGGACAACTTGCCGAGCGCCGTCTTGATCTCGCCCACGTCTTCGTGCAACAGGTTAAGTCTGACCGCAAGGATGTCGGAATCGTTCGCCATCGATTAAATCCCGAGCACTTCACGCCGAGGCGCAGAAGCCGCAATCTGCTCGGCCCTGGCAAACCGCTCCGCAGCCTGACCCGCAACCGGAGCAGCCGCGAGAAGCTGCTGCATCTGGGCCTGCTGCTGATCGGCCATGTCCATCGCCTCGAGCTCCTCGTCCGTCCGCAGCGCCTTGGCCGGGACATTGTTCGCCTCGGCGATGACCTTGAGTGCCTGGTCAGCGTTGATGCGCCGCAGCACCTTGATGTCCCCCGATGCCTGCGCGACCGGCAGGATCGCCTCGATGGTGCGCAGGATGCCCGCAGCCTCCTCGGCCTTCATCAGCCGAGCGAGCGGGCCGGTGTACTTCGGCAGAATCTCGCCACCCGCCATCACATAATCCATGAGCTGCGGGGGCGGCACGGGCAACGCGCCCGACGCCGAGAGCAGGTCTAGCTCGCGCTCGATGATGGGGCCGATGAACTCCGACTGCTGTCGACCCATCGTAGGCCCGAGCAGCGCACCCTTCTCCTGGGCTCGCTGCATCACCTCGGTCGCCGTCATCACGCGGGGACTCTCGACCAGAATCTGGAACAGCGTGACAAGGAACGAATCGTTCACCGCCTTGCGCTTCTGGTCGGACATCTCCATGCCGATCGGCAGGTTGCCGCCCGTCATGAGCGGCTGAACCAGCGGCGTCCCGTCCTCGCGGAGGTAGCCGTAGTTCAGGGCATTGGGGCGCACCGAGAACGCATTAAGGGCGCCCTCCTCGGACAGAATGAGCGGCGGGTCGACCATGCGGTGCGCCATCCGAAGCATGGTCTTTTCCATTTCCTGCAGGGACTTGATGTCGGCCAGAGCCTCCATCGCAGGTGACCGCCCATAAATCTCACGCGGGCCGGTGACATACCGACCCACCGCATACGGCATCGAGCGATAGCCCGACTCTGCCAGCAGCGCATCACCCTGCCGGGCAACATAGCGCGACATGAACTGCATCCCGTCCGCACCGGCCTTGCCCGACTTATACCCGTCGTTCGGCTTGACGCAGTGGATGAACTCGAACATGTCGTTCGCTTTCGCATCTCCCGCAGCCTTGATGCCTCGCGGGAGCTTGTCAGCCCAGCCCGGCACCTGCATCGCTTGCCGCGCCGTCAACTGGAAGCAGCGATACACCGTGTCCACCCGACCCGTATGGTCGAGGTCGATGACGATCTCGGAGAGCGGGATGGCGCGGTACCGCAAGGTCACGCCTGGGATCTCGTCGATGAACAGCGTCGAGGTGCCGAACGCACCGAGGCTCATGTAGCACTCGAACACCTGCGAGGCGAAGTTGGCGGTCGGCGCATACCGCTGCCGGAACAGGATGTCTCGCAGGGAATCGCACCACCGCTGCACCGCCACATTCTCATCGAGCTCGGGGATGCCGGTATGCAATCCGTGCCACATCTGCGTTGCTGGTGTCAGCATCGAGTCCATCGCGGCAGAGAATCGGGGCAAGGCCCGCTGCGCCGTCGAGTCGAATATCTTCTCCGACCGCTTCTCGCCCGGTGTGCGCTGGCCGGTCATCTCGGCCATGGACGGCCAGACGCGCTCGGCAACTTCCTGCCAATGGGACTCCCATGTGCCACGAGCGCCCTTGAGCCGGTCGTAGCCTTGCAGGACGTCTTGTGCGCGTGAGTCCATCGTCACTCCCAAAGCAGGAAGTAGCCGTTCTCGAGCGCGAGATTGTCTCCGTTCTCGGCTACGAGGTTGCCAACAGGCTGGTCATCGCCCGTCCCGTCACGCCGCAGCGTCCGGTCGGCGGTGCGCTCCTGACTTCGCGGCCATGTGCGCATCAGAAGTTCGGGCTTGGGATGCGCAACGCCATGGCATAGACAGCGGTCGCGGTGGCGATGTTGCAGCGAATCTCACCCGCACCCAGCTCGAAGATGCCACCGCCAGCAGCCGTCAGGGTCGTATCGACGCCGACATCCTGCGCGGTGCCGTTCGGCCCCTTGCACTGGAGCTTGACCGTGCCGCCACCGAAGGTCGCCTCAACACGGAACTCGCCACGACCACCCGGCCATGCGAACCACGCGCCAGTCGCGCTGGCGTTCGATACGAGAACAATGCCTGTTGCCATGTCTATCTCCGATTAGGCCGCTACGGCCTTGATGACTGCGAACGTGATGACAGGCGTATCGGTCCCGGCTGATGGGACCGTGCCATTGTCGATGTTGCCGACCGAGATGGTGCATTGACCGGCGCTGACCGCGACCACCTGGACGTTGTAGTACTTGGCCGTCCCAGCCGTCAGGCCGGACTTGATGCTCGTCACCACCACGTCACCGGCCTCGATGGCGCTGTTCGTCAGCACGAACTGGTCAGCCTCGTGACCGGAGATCGACGCAGCAAAGAGCGTGATTTGCCCGCAGATGGCGTTCAACGTCACGCCGGTTGTGCGTGAGGTCGCCTGCGTGACCGCACCACCCGCGCCGGTCGCGTACCCCACGCCGCCAGAGGCCGAGGTCGAGCGAATGGAACTCGCCGCCGTCACCGCACCAGCCTTGGTCACTTGGAACCGGGCAGCACCGCCGACGAGCAGGTTGAGCAGGAACGACCCTGCGGCAGAAGCCGTGTCGGTGACATCGAGCTTGATGGCCGAGAAGGTCGTTGCGACGTTGTTCCAGACGTTCACCAAGTCCCCGACCGCAGCACCGGCCAGCGCCTTTGCGGTGACCTTCTTGGTCTCGCCTGCGCCAACATCGACGATCGGCAAGACATCGACCGGCGAGTCGAGGTCACCCTGCGCTAGCGAGCTGAACTGCGTGATCTTCTTCGTCGCCATTACATGCCGCCGCCCAGCAGTCGGGTCGTAGCGACGCCGCCCATCTGCTGGGTCTCAGGCGTGGACATCATTGTGGCAGCACGCCCGCGCCGCCGACGCAGCCGGGTGGACTCAATCTCGCGCTGCTTTGCCACATCGATCTCGGGAGCAGGCGGGGGCGGCTCGATCTTCGGCATCTTGGGCTTGAACAGACCGGACATGACGCACCTCGTGGCAGACTTTGGCGCGAGTCTAGCCGAACACTGAGTAATCTGCTACAGCCACCCCCGGACCAGCCCGCCGCACCGTCCCACGGAACGGTCTACGACCCTTGGCGAGATACCGCAGAGCATCGGCGTAGTGACTCGTCCAGTCGTGGAGTGGCCTGTCCTTGAACCGCTGCAGCCGGTCGTCGTATTCGCGCCGGTACTGCCGGACGGCATCCATCGCCCGGGTCATGCGAGCCGCTGCGTCCTCGGCACTCTCACCGGGGAACGGGTCGGGTGCCTTGTTCCACTCGACCACCGGCAGCATCTGACGCACCGCCTGGATGCCATCGTCCACCGAGTCAGCCTCCAGCACCCGAGGCTTGAGACCGTACCCCGCCGCTGTCTCGAGCCGGGACTTGCCAGAACCCCACTCCTTCACCGCGCCGTCGTGCGGCCAGATGTGGTCACCGTACACGTAGTCCATGGCGAGGAGCTTCTTGGCGTACCACTCGAGCCCGACGCCGGAGCCTTCAAGGACATTGATGATGCGCACCTTGTGGCCGACGAGCTGGTAGAACCAGACCACCGTCGAGTCGCCGATGCCGATGTCCCATGCGGTGCCGACCGGCTGGCCGACGATATGCGGAAACTCGCCAGACCTGCCGCCCTGCTCGGCCTTGAGGATAGCATCGCCGTAGTACGCACCCGGAATGTCGGCATCGAAGTCGCAGTAGTACTCCTGCCGGATGATGGCCTCGGCTTCCTTCTCACCGCGCTCGACCCGCAGCTCCTTGCGCTCGCGGTCGATAATGTCCTTCGAGATGGCCTTGGTGTCCTCGACGGTGAGCACCTGCCCGAACCACGCCGGGTCCTTGCGGGCGTAGTCCACCAGACGGGCAAAGTGATTCCGACCACGCGGGGTCGAGATGAATATCGCCCAGCCGTTGTTTTCAGCGAGGATGGGACGCAGGAACGCCCAAGCATTCGGGTCAGCGAGGGCGTACTCGGAGAACACCACCCCCATGGGCGGGGAGCCGATCAGGCTGTTGTAGTTGTCGCTGCCGACCACCTGCCAAGTCGAACCGTTCTTGAACCGCAGGAACATGTCCTGCTCGCGGGTCGTCTCCCGCAGCTCGGGCGGGAATGCAGC